CGCCCGCGACTTTTAGGTCGCAGGCGCTACGGGTCTCAAAGTCAACCCAGAGGCTCATTAGGCGGCGCGACGGCGACGACCAACAGGCGCAGGGGCTTCGACAGCTTCTGGGGCAGGCTCAGGCTCGCCGTCCATGCTGACCCATTCCACAACCTCAAAGACAGGCGTATAAATCTTGCCGTAAGATTTGTGGGCGTAATGGTCCTTTTTCAGACGCACAATTGCCACAGGCTTAGACTGATCTTTTTCTACCTGCTCTGCCAAGGCTACGGCCAAGGTCTGAACTGCACGCTTACCACCTACTGATGTAGTGGTGAAACGCGCTTCCATGCCTTTGTCTTCGCCGCTAATGCACTTTAAAGACATACCGACTTGGGTTTCCCAGCCCTTCTTGGCGCCTGGGGGCGCTTCGTCGAGCTCAGGCAATGGCTGGCTTACGCTCGCCATCTTCTCGGCCAATACTTCACCATCGCCCCAAGCAATAAAGCCATGGACAAAAGAGAAAGGATTGATGGCCCAAGTCGAATCTTCTTCAGCTTCGGTTTGATCTGCGCCGAAAACCCAATGGCCAGTCTTATCCATTTTCAGGATGACTGTGCCGGCTGGGCCAACATCGGCTTGGATCGCGCGCAAAGCGGATGACAGGGTGGAGACTGCTGGCAAGCCAGCTTGGGAGAACGCTACTAGATTGGACATTTCTGTTTCCTTTACATGATTTTAGAAAGGGCTGCAGTTAACTGCTTCCCGATTTGAACAACTTCGGGGCGCGGGTCATCCACGCTGGCCAAAGTGTTACCTGAACTAATGGCGACGACTAGATCGTCTGGTAGGCCGAGCTTGCGCTTTTTGAGCACCTTCTCGGCCTTCGCAGGGGAGATCACAGACGACTCCATCACTTCAGATTCTGTAAGACCGAAAGCAAACAAAGCGACCTTAGCTTTGTCTTCATCGGTCCATTGACGGATGGCACGTTTGGCCACCAGTTTGTAATCGGGCAGCTTGGCACCAGAGTCAAGCATCTGGAGCGCAAGCGCGCGTAGATCAGTAATCCACTGCTCCAGCATATCAGCATTTTTAAGGTACGCACTGATTGTCGGCGCGTCCAAATTGTCGATGCTGGTCTTCAATGCGCGGTCCACAGCGCCTGTCATTTGAGGGCATACTGGCTTGGCAGCACACCAGCGGCAGTGATCGCCGGTTTGCAGTTTAGCGTCTGGCTTTTGGGCTTCTTTGACGGCGTTAACTAATTGCTTTTCAAACTCAGCAATGCGTTTAGGCGTGGTCACCCAGCGCTTAACTGCTGGCGGCTGAACGATCACCATCTCGATCTCATCGACGCCTTCAAACGCCCACTTGGCGCTCTCGGTACGCATGGACGCGGCGGCGTAGAACATGAGCTGTGGGTTTTCTTCTACATCAACAGCGACACCATCACCAAACTTCCAATCCAAAACAATTGCGCGGTTGCCGATACGCCCAATGAGGTCAGTGCTCCCGAATACGTCAGGCAACAGATCGCCAAAGCCAACGCGAGTTTCTGCTTCAATTTCCATCTCCTTGTTTGGGTCTAGCTCATCAAGCGCGGCCAAAGCAGGCTTGAGTTTGGTGTCGATCAATTCTTGAGTGAGCACTTGGTCTTCGTACTTGGTGCCAAGGTAGTGCTCTGGTGGGTTGTCTGTCATCACGATCTCAGCGATGACGTTGTGTAAGAGCGTGCCTTCGTCAGCGTATTTGTTGCTGGGCTTAGGTGGCATCTTTTGCACCAAGACTACAGAGCCTGGGCAGTTGATGACGCGCTTGGCGGTTGAGCCGCCGACAATATTACTGTGCTGCATCTTTAATTTCCTCGTTAGTGAATGTGAATGTTTTACTGTAGCTATAGCTATCGAACTCTACTGTATTGAACTGATCGGGGAACGTACGTTGTGCCCATTCAAGCAAAATTTTCTCTGCTTCGGCTTGCGTCATCGTTAACTTCATTTGACTCTCCTTTAATTGATTGAGACTGAACTATATCACAAAAAATAAAAGTGTGCTAAACTTTCGGACATGAAAGAAAAAATAGTTGAAAATCATTTCGTATGGGCTGTGGAGCGCATAGGCGGCAAAACATGGAAATTTACATCGCCAGGGCGCAAAGGCGTCGCTGACAGGATTGCATGTTTACCCGATGGCGCTACATGGTTTGTGGAGTTGAAAACAAAAGGTGGCAGATTGTCTGAACTGCAAAAAATGTTTATGTCAGACATGGCGCTACTGAAACAGAACTATGCGTGCTTGTGGACCATAGAACAAATAGACGAATGGATTAAGAGTGCAACTTAGACCATACCAAGAAGAAGCCGCTGACTTCTTATTTGAGCGCGACAGAGCCATGATCTTGGCGCCTGTGGGCGCGGGTAAGACGGCCATCACGCTGACCGCAATGGACGCGATGGTTGCGAGTGGCCACGTCAAGCGCTGGCTAGTTGTCGCGCCTAAGCGCGTCTGCACAGACGTGTGGCCAATCGAGATGCCTAAGTGGAGCAAGCACCTCAAGATAGCAATTGCAATTGGCACGCCTAAGCAACGCAATGCGGTCTTCAGTAGCGACGCCAATGTGATCGTTATCAACTACGACAACCTGCAATGGCTTGCCGGCATTTGCGAAACGATGGGCAAAGGCTTGCCGGTCGATGGCCTAGTTTTTGATGAGCTCACCAAGCTCAAGAATCCATCAGGCGCGCGCTTTAAAGCGTTTGAGAAGATCATCAAAGACGTGACTATCCGCTGGGGCTTGACAGGCTCATTCACTAGCAACGGATTAGAAGATGTGTTTGGTCAGTGCAAGATCGTTGACCAGAACTTGCTAGGCCGCGCTAAGGGCGCGTTTATGCAGCAATACTTTGTGCTGATCAATAAAGACTTTGGCGAGTGGGCACCGCGTGTAGGCGCGCTGAGTCAGGTTATGGACCGCATCAAGCCGGCAACGTATGTCCTAGAGGCTGGCGAATATAAAGACAAACTGCCGCCGTTGCACGTCGTCGAGGTGCGGTGCGATCTGATAGACCGCGCGCCTTACGAGAAGATGAAAAAAGATTTCATGGTGGAGTTTCCAGACGCTAAAGCCATAGCGGCCAACGGCGGTGTAGTGACAGGAAAACTGCAACAAATGGCCAGCGGTTTTGTCTACGACACACGTAGAACTGCCTCCGAAAAAGCCGGTACGTTCATTGTCACACAGACACCTGTGTGGTTTAGCTCACACAAATTTGATCGACTTGATGAACTGCTGGAGGAGAACCAACATGCCAATACTTTGGTGGCGTACACATACCAAGGCGAGCTCGCCGAGCTCAAGCGACGCTATCCTAAAGCCCAGACGCTTGATGATGAGCGCGCGATCGAGCGCTGGAATGCCGGCGAGATCGAGCTCCTCTTGGTCCACCCAAAGTCTGCCGGCCACGGGCTCAACTTGCAGCACGGCGGCTGTCGAATCGTCTTCGTGTCCTTGCCCTGGTCGCTCGAACTGTATGAGCAAACCGTCGGGCGCTTGCATCGTAGCGGCCAGCGGCATGACGTGTGGTGCTACGTGATGATGACGAACAAAACTATAGATGAAAAAATCTGGGCCGCGCTACACGACAAGCGCGCCATATCTGATATTGCAATGGAGGAACTTAAATGACACGCATAAACCTATGGAAAGCGCAACTCAAAGCCGCGCGATCTATTTTGAAGATACACCAAAAAGACTCTAACGCGGCGCGGCGCACGTTATTGAAAACACTAGCAACAATTACACATGGTCAATCGTCAAGCAGACGAAAAAATCCCCTACTTTCGGGTATACCCGCAGGCGCGAATGCGCGAATGAACATAGATTTACCACGCAAGAAGTGATAGTCCCACCAGAGGATATTAAAGAAGAGCAACGAAAAAGACTTGATAGGAGCAAAAATGCCGACCTTTGAGACATGGAGCCATGAGAACTTAGCCAAGTTTGCTGCAGAGGCATACGTCAAAATGCAAGAACAGCAGGACTATATTCAGCAGTTGCAGAATGATTTGAAAGACGCAATCAACGCTTATAGGAGTTTGATCAAATGACGCAAATAGAAACACCAGAAGAACGCGAAGTCTTCAGCGCAATGGAGCAAAACTCTGTGAGGAAAGAAGGCATTCGCCAGATGGACAAATATCTGTCAGTTATGGAAGAGTTAGCCGTGGCTCGGATGCTGATACGCGAGTTGGGCGACCGACTGGCTAAGTTGGAGGCCAAATGACACAAGATGAAATTATTGAATTGGCTAAATCAATCAACGAAGATTGGTGGCTAGACGATATTGACCTTCAAGCCTTTGCCAAACTACTAGCAGAGAAAGAATACGAAAAAACAAGCGCTTGGTACAGAAAACTTATAACTGATATTGTTTCTGACATCCATAAAAATTATGAGAAAAAACCATTTAGGACAAGAACTATTAAATTAAGGGGATAAGCATGCATGAAGAAGACGATGACATCCAAGAATACAAGAAGCCTTGGCAACCGTTGAACTGGGGCGAAGTGCCTGAAGACAAAATCAAATCCGAAGATTTCTTGCACGGCGCGAGATGGGCTGAGAAACAACTAAGGGATAAGAACGCATGAGTTATATCGTTGCATCTTTGCCGCCCATGAAATGCTTTGTAAAGCGCGAGTTTCTATACAACGATCACAAAGGGCATGGCGAGTTGGAACCTGCAATCTGGGTCAGCCTTAAAGCCTTGCGAGGTCAGGTGTTTCGCATTGAGTCACTACTGCCTGCGTATGGCGCGCTATACGACAAGTTGCCTATCCATGCATATGTGTGGCACAAAGAGCCTGGCAACCTACCCGTTGACACTTTGCAGTTGTGGGACTGCATGGGCTACCGCTTCACAATCATTGAGAAGATTGGCTTGCGTAACTTGGGCGTAAAGTTCTTAGGCAAAGACAAGCAATGGCATTTTGGGCGCTACTTGTTTACCGTGGACTTCTGTGCTGATGAAATGACGTTGGATACAGGGTTCACCGAACAGGCCGAGGAACACAAGAGCTTTAACTGGATTGCGTTAGAAAACGGGCAGTTTGCTTGCCAACCAAACAATCGATGCTTGTGGTACGACCAGAGCCTTATCCCCGCTGAGACAAAGTTTCCAGACTTCCAAGCAGCGCAAAGGTTGTGGACAGTAGACGGGACACGCAAGTGGTCAGCAGGAGATGATTGGTTTTACGACATAAAGGAGAACGCATGACTAAACGAGAAACCATAGTGGCATTTATTAAAGATATGCTACGCCCACGGACGCTAGAAGAAATCATTGATATTGAAATGCGCGACGCATTACTGTCCAAGATGCAAGCAGAGAAGTCGCTTGAGTACGCCACCAGCGTGGTCGAGTACAACCGCCAACGCATTCGTAGACTGCAAGAAAAACTTGAGGATTTGAAAGCATGAACGCATTTCACCCACAATTCATGGCCACCTACTACCCAGACTTCTGGAGTCTGCAGGCCGCCGCGTCCAAGAGTTCACAGGCCGCGACGGCCGAGCGCAAGAGCAAACGCGCTGCCAGATTAAAACCCAAAGACTTCTTTATATTTGCGAGGGCCGTATGCTTGAAAGTATCTTAACCATCATCGCTCTACTGTTGTCTGGCGCTGTCGTCGGCGTCGGCGTGATCATCGCCGTACTCTGGTTCAGCGTGGAAAAAGACTAATCGTGGTTCGTAAGGAGTGTGAGCAGAAGAAGAGCAGTCAATAGCCCAACCATCCATGTGGCTGGATACCTTAGAACCGCCAACAGCCACGTTGACATCAGGCAAGCGTAGCCAAGAATTAATACGAAGAGCGCCTGTGACATTGCGTACCGCCTCCAGTTGTTGAGCAGCCGATTTCATGTTTGCCAATTGGCGCTCATCGGGTTGGTTGCTGATGCCAAGGCGTATAGCAGTCTCGCTATAAGTGCCTTCTTCTAAAGTGAAGTGATCGGAGAGGTTCATTTCTTTACCATGCCTTTCATATCTTCTGTTTTGTCTTTACTGCCTTGGCTAGAGCCAAAGTAAAACGATAACACTTGACCAGCAGCGCTAGTAATAAACCCTAGAGCAAAGATAACAAGTTGTTGTTGGTCATTAGGCGTATCTACAAACATTAAAACAGCTATCAGAATAAATGCTAAACCGACCACGCCTAAAGCCAAAATTGGCACTACTAACTTTTCTAACTTGGTAGCGTTTTCAGATGTCGCAACAGTTGCATACGTTTTACGAGCAGAGTCTCTGTCTTGAGCATCTAGCTTGGCGTACTCTAACTCAAGCTCTGCGATCTTTTGCGCCGCTTGTGGGTCACCAGCAATAGCCTTGGCTACCGCTTCAACAGAATCGCCAACACCCAAGCGACTAGCAATAGCGCTAACAGCGGCACCGCCCAAAGGCCCAGCAACAGCAGTAGCAAGAGTAGGCGCAATGCCTTTAAGAAGATTGAATAGATCATTCATTATTTTTCCCTTAACTGTTGTATCAATCGGTTGATCTGGCGCTCTTTCTTTTCAATCCGAATCTCTGCCTTTTGAATCTTGATCCACATACTGATTACAACAGGAGTGATGATCAGGATGACAGACAAGATCACGCAAAGCATAATCAAAATCCCTCGGTAAATGAATTTATCCATAAAGCATAAAGCCAAGAAACAATGATTAGCACCAAGAACAATCCCATGCCAAGCTCTACCTTTTCTTGTCTAAACCTTTCGCGTTGATAAGATTCTTTTTGCCTTCTGATTCTAATTTGTTCCTTGCGTTTTTGCTGTTCAGCTTGCACCTTGGAGTAGATGCTGTTGTAGTTCTCCCAGAGTGGACCTAGTTGGTAAGGCACACTTGCCCCACGCATCATTCCACTTAGCTTGACGTAGCTCTGGTCTAGTTCGTTTTTGTAAACAGAGAGTTCCAGAATCGTTTCAGGGTCTGGATCAACGCTTGTAAATACTTCTTCATATTTGATTTCCACATATTCGGTTAACTCCTTATGGTGGCGAAAAAATGCTCCCAAATGCCCAATAAATTGTTGGACTATTTCGGACTCGTTGGGGATGTGAGTGGTGAAGGTCTTCTTTTGGACCACAGGCTTGGTTTCTGGCTTAACTTCTGGCTTACTAAATAGCCCAGCGAAGAACCCCCAGATTCCTTTGACTTCTTTAACAATTGCGGTTGCGTCATCTGTTGCCTTTTTTACTTTTTGTACAGCCACCTTGCCTTGGTTTAAGGCATCGCAGCAATACATAATCCCATCATAAGCGCCTTGCATTGCTTTGAATGCAAGACCAATTGTTAGGGGATCGAACACATCCTAGAAACCAAATAACTTATGGATCAGTGTGGCAGCGACACCAGGCCCCAACAACACACACGCCATCACCACATAAAGCAGATACTCTATCTTGGTCATGCGCTTCTCACCATCACGCAAGGCGCGTTCTATATGGTTATAACGCTCTTCACATATCGCAACGTGGACTGCGAGCTGTGTTTCGGTGGTATCACTCATGGCTTAGGATATTTAGCCTTAACTGCTTGGCAGTCGGCAATGTACTTGGCAATCTGCGCTTGGTCAGCTTTGGCTATGCCATCAAGATAGTCGGTTATCGGTGGATACTCGGACGCGCGTTTCTGGGCGTAGGTCAATACTGGCGCATTGGCATCAATTATTTGTTGTGCTTGTGCATCTGTGATCTGAACTGAGCCAACAGGCAACAAATGTTCATGCTCAACAGAATCAAGGGAATGCAAAGAATTGTCAGGGGATTTGTAATACATGATTTACCTCAGTTCACGGACAGCAGCAGCAGTTGCATTAAGTGAATAACTAGCACCAACAGGAATAACCGCAGACACAAAACCTATTGCAACTCCAGCGTTACCAAAAGCATTACCAACAGTTACACCGTTTACTATTAATTCGCATGAACCAGTTGTAGACTTTTCATACGCAATAAATATGGGTTTGCCTGTGGTGTTGTAATAGGTAGTGCCTGATGTGCGTGTAACCGTTTGCCAAGTCTGCCCATATCCTATCGAACTCATAGAAGCTAAAGCCTGACCACCGTAACCTTGAATTGTTGACGGTGCAGTTACCCAAGTTCCCGCAGTGGCTTGTGTGCTTTCCACATAACCAACGACACGGTACGCCACGTTTGTACGGGCAGTAGTCGAATAGATGGTTGATGCGCTATCAGCAGAACCACCACCACCTTCTGCGGTAGTGCTGATTAACCCAGTTTCAGTCAGATCATTACCGCCAGCGATGTTGACAACCGCCAATTCGACTGTGCCAGCATTGTCAATTGCCAACACAACAATTCGACTTTGTACTGCTGAAACAGTGCCAAGCGTTGAACCTGAAGAGACCACTACCGAAATAGGCGATGCAATTACACGCGCAACCACAGTTCCACTGCTCAAAGTAGCAGATCGAAAATCTAAAGTTGTTGCGCTTAGTGTGACCGTGAGAGCGTTACCCGCCACTGATGCGGTGATTGCTTGGATGCCTGGTTCTGAGGGCTTGGTCATTGACCCACCGCCTTCAAAAGTCAAAGTTTCAGCCGTAACTGTTCCAGTCGCAGTGATAGTGGCAGCGTTGACCGTAGTCGCATTGACTGTGGTGATATTGCCAGTTGTCGCGGTCAAAGTAGTAAACGCGCCAGTGTTTGGCGTAGTGTTACCAATAGGTGTTGGCGAACTTAGCGCAGTGGCTAATCCAGCAGAATCAAGTGGGGCGCTGATGTTGTCC